GGTTTATAGCATCAGAACTCATTATACTGGCGGTCAACCTTCTAATGCAACACCTAACAACAGCGGTCTAATCGCTAATGGTGGATCTGCGTGGTACACCTTGCAGAATGTTACTTACGGTTCTTCGATCGCTCCTGGTTCTGGTGACATTCTCTGGAAGGGTAACGAGGTAGGTTACTCTGGATCTCTTGGTTGGATTTATTCTAACTTCTACAATGAGATCTCTGACCTACAGATCTTCACCCTAGTTTCCAACAATAGCACTGAAATCACTGTCAACTTGGCAGCTGGTATTCTGAACGAAGATCTTGGTATCACTCCTGGTGAAAAGATCAGAATCTCCAACTTCAGTAACAACTTCTTCGATGGAACTTGGGAAGTTCTAACTGCAGGTCCTACAGGTAATAGTTTTGTAATTAGAATCTTTAACGAGATTGCAACTAATACTTACAACTGGGCTGATGAAGGTGCTGGTGCGAAGATGGAGATCTCCAAGTCATCTTGGAAGGAAACCATGGTATTGGGTGCTGAAGCACTCCGTACTTACACTGAAGTTCCTGGTGACTACAAACTAGGTATTAACACTATCGGTAGAGCGAACCAAGAAGCAGCACTGACTGCAAACGTATCTTCCGAGACTGATCCAAGAGCAAACCTAGATGTTGTTGGTAACGCATTCATCAGCGGTAAGAACCTCGTATCTTACGATGCACTTGGTGCTGTAACTGCAAACAACTACCTTGGAGAAGCATCCACGGGTAAGACATACTTCCCACTCACTAATGCGTTCTTGGTTGGTGGTGATAGTGCAGATGGTGATGACTTTGCAACCTTCCGTGTCGCTACAACTGATCTAGCAGTTGCTGATCAATCTTCTACCTACAGAACTGGTGGTCGCGTTGGTATTAACACTGCTATCGGCCTTGATTCTTCTACTGAACTCGATAAGAACTTCGTTGTTATCGGTGACTCTAGAATGACTGGCAACCTGCAACTGCAGGATGACTTGAGTGTTGACGGTGGTGACATCAACTCTACCGCAGAAACCTTCCAGTTCCTGACTACTGACACTGACTTCTTCATCGGTCTAAACCAAGCAGAGTCTATCATTCTCGGTAACTCTACAACCCAGACACAGTTGATCACGATTGGTGACGCTGTTTCTGATAGTTCAACACAGACTGTTAGAATCGGTTCCAACGCTGGAACCACAACCCTCAAGATTCATGAGCGTTCCAAGAATGCAGTTGTTGATATCGCTAGCGTCGAGGATGATGTAACTAGCAGCTGTGAGATCAGAATAGGTCGCGCAGCACCTAACCTTGCTTCTACCACATATATTGGTACATATCAAACCAAGGTTGCTGGGACACTAGAACTTGGTTCTTTCGCTGGTACATCGGAGACACGTCTATTCACCCAGGCAGCAACATTGAACCTAGGTGATGGTCAGGCAACAACCACTGTCAACCTCGGTACAAACTCCTCCAAGTTGACAATGGGTTCACTTGGTGGTAAGACAACCATCAGAAACTCTACTGACATTCTTGCAAGTCTGACTGTATTCTCCAACATCAAACTTGATGGTGGCCTCAATGCAGGTATCATTGAGATTGAGAGAGCAAGATTCAGCACTGCTTCTAGAGATCATATCGTTGGTTCACTAGAGAATCCAAACATCACCTTCCTCAAGTTCTCCCAGACTGGTAAGGTTATTGATACCGCTGGTCAGGGTCTGTGGGGTGGTCCTGCATATCTACTTGGTGGTGGTCAGATTGCTGGAATCGATAACATCAGCCCAACACAAAGTGCCACCTGGGTAGCAAATACCACTTACTCATTCATCGAGGTTCAAGGTGGAACTGGTGAAGGCGCACTGTTCACCATTCAGGTACTATCTGATGGCAATGCAGTTATCGAACTTTCATCTCCTGGTGCAGGATATAGCGACAATGATCTTCTGACCATTCCTGCATCTGCTCTAGGTAACCCTGCTGGTGATGACTTGACTTTCCAAGTCAACGGTGTCAATGCTGCTGGCAACCTATACAACCTGCCTATCAGCCAACCATCTGCTCTTGACTTCAGAATTGGTGATCTACTTTTGATCGATAGAGGTGATGCTGATTCTCCTGATAGTATTGATCAGAACCAGTTACCTCTTGCTGGTGATGAATCACAGAACGAGATCGTCGAGGTTGTTGGTCTAACCAACATCACTAACCCCAACGATCCTAATGGTTATCGTCTTGCAGTTTCCCGTGCTGTTGATGGAACAACTGCTAGAGTTGATCACCCAGACGGTTGTGTAGTCAACAAACTTGACAAGCAGGTTGCTGCTTCCTTCATCACTGGTTTCGACTTTGACGAGAATGGTGAACTGGATCCTGTATCTAGTGTTCTCATTGTTGACTCTATGGTTCAGAAGATTGTCACTGATGGCACAAACATCATTACGATCCACTGGCAGAGTGAGACAAATGATTCACTCAACATTGATTACGGTGAGTTCATCAGAATCTCTGGTACTAACGTCAGCGAACTGAATGGTGATTGGCCTGTACAATCTACAATCGTTGGCACTGCTAACACTGTTGAGGTTCAGATTACTACTGCACTTCCTGCAGCAGAGTATCTCTGGTCTGATCAGGCAGCAGCTGCTGAAGTAAGACTGCAGAGTGCGTCTGGTCTACTTGCTGGAACTGCTAACGTTCGTATCGGTGTTGCTGAATTTGGTGGAGTTCTAACCACAAATGATTATCTGCTTCTAACTAACACTGAAATCGTTAAGGTTGTTGAACTAACCTCTACTGATATTCAGTCACTCATTATTACTGATGGTGGTGATCCAGAGTCTGTCAACTTCAAGGTTGAGTCTACTACTGGTAACACCTTCGGTAGTGGTGATCTGAACTTCGGTCAAGGTTACAACAAACTGGTTGTTCAAGGAACTACTGGTAACACTGACATCGCTGGTACTCTTACCACCGAGAACACACTTACCATCAATGGTTCAACCATCGAAGGTCAAGAGTTCTTTACTATCACCAATGGTGGTCCTTCTTTCCTCACCGATGGCGTAACAGTAGCTGTTCCATTCAGAACTACATTCCAGATTGATACTGCAACTGGTGATACAAGAATCAATGGCGGCGACTTCAGAGTCTTCGGTGTTGATGGCACAACTCCACGCTTGACTCTAGACAACTCTTCTGGAGACTTCAGAATCTATGGATCATTCTCTGCTACAGGAGATGGAACATCTAGATTCGGTGGAGCAGTACAGATCGGACAATTCTTCGGAGTCACTGATCCTAATGATCCTAACTTCGTTTACAGAGCAGGTGCTGATCTGGTCATCAACGGTGGTGATCTGACTGTTAACTCTGCTGGAGATAAGATCTTCGAGGTTGCTAATGATGGCGCTCTAACAGTCGCCAAGATTGAGAACTACATCACTCAAACTGGTGGACGTAAGTGGGAGTATGCAGATGGATTCGAGGTTGATCTTGAAGCCAACGTTAACTACTTCCTCAATGTAACCCAGAACACCATTGCTAGACTGCCACAGAATCCTCTAATTGGCGATATGATTCGCATTATAGATATTGGTGGAACCCTAACTTATAATCGTTCCTTGGTTGTAAGAGCAGAAACTAATGTTGCGGTTCAGAACTCTACCGAGAATACTGGTCTAGCAATGCTATCGGGTGTCGGACAAAGTTCTCTAACTGGTTACAACGGTGGTGAACTCATTGTTCAAACTCCATATGCAGGATTCGCACTTGTATTCGCTGGTACAGCAGATCCAAATGGTGACACTGCAGTTCCTGCTGGTAAGGATGGTTGGTATCTAATCGAGGTCTAATAAATGCCCTTCTATCAAGAGATTAAGACAGCAAAAGGTGCCGCTATCGGCACCATTATGCCGTGGACAGGGGGATTAACTCAAATCCCCGCTGGGTGGCTTATTTGTGATGGTCAAAGTGTTGCTGCTAACGAATTTCCTCTGTTAGCACAGGCGATTGGTGATACTTACAACGCAGGTAATAGTAACTTTGTTGGAACTGGTGCTAATTCTTTTCCTAACTACGGTGGTAACATCAAACTTCCTAACCTAAACGGGAAGACATTGATGGACATGGAAACATCCTATTTTGGTCCGCGTGGTTCTGGCGGTACTGGACGTGCTGCTGACATGGATGTTCAGGCATTGACTTTATTGTCTCCTTTGATTGGTACAAATGAAGACGCTGGTGTTACAACAATCTTTACTGACGTTTATGTTGATCTAGTATTTGACATTCCTGATGATGATAGAACGGGATATGTTGGTAGAATCAAAGGCAACACTCTAATTAATGGTGATGCTTTCAAGACGATGTATATCGGACCTAGAAAACTAGGCAGAGCACACATCAAGAGACACAATCATAGTGGCAGTCTTGAAACAATCGACAATGCTTCTATTACAACACCTGGAGATGGTGTTGTTCCTTATGGAGATATCTCTTATCAGATCTTTGCACAGGGTGTTGATAACGATGGTGACAACGAAGAATCTGGTGATACCTTTTACTTTGGTTGGACATCCGATCTGTCCTATCGTGGTGACTCTCCTGAAGCAACTGGCAATGGAAACTCTAACGAATCTATAACAAAAACTGGACAAACATCTTACGTTGTTGGTGGTATTATTGGTGCATCTGGATATCAAACTGGTCAAGGTCCGACAAATGATCTTTACACTCTAGAGTGGCCAAGTGCTGGTGATGACATGGAGAATGGATTTGGACAGGGTGGTGCTGGTAAAGTTATGGGTAAAGTTGCTTCGGAGCAACCACCAATTAACTTGAAAGCAAATAGACTTCTCATGTCACCACTAACAAGAAATTTCATTAATACACCAGATTATAATATTGGTCCCCGAATGGTGGGTCAGGTTCCTTTTGGTGTAGGTGGTAACACAGTTGGACTTCCTGATGGATATACTAACTACTATACGGATAATGATCCATCTGTTCGTGATACATTAATGAGTAATCCTGCTATTGGATTTACTCCTGACACCGAAGGTGTAGGAGATGCAATTTTTGCACACACTCATGATGAATTTGATATTGCATTTGATTCTACAAGAATGAGACCGCAGAGTAATATTACTGCGAGCGTAAACTTACCTCAAACTGTAAATCTAGACAATACTGCAAATAGAAATGCATTACAGATTGACTTTAACGTAGAACAACCAAGAGTAACATCTATATACATCATCAGGGCATACTAAAATGGTAGTAAGAAACAATTACGCAAGACAAAAATCCTATTGGGGTGGTATTCCTGGTACTATCCAGATTCATACTGTTCCTGGTCTGGGGTTTAACAATGACCCTACAACTGCTGTGTTTAGGGACAACCTACCAGCAGGATTTTTGAAGTGTGATGGTACAGTTCAGAACGTCAAGGATTACTACCTCTTGGCCCAGATTCTTGGTATCGGTGACGAGTCGAGATTTAAAAAAGAAACAACTAATGTAAGAAATGCTGATGCAGAAACTGGAGATCTAGGACAGTTCCAACTACCTGATCTGGGATCTAAAGTAATCATTGGCAGTAGAGGATCTGGTGAATATATCTCTACAACAATGGAGAATGACCCTGGTAGGAGTAAAGTAGGTGTAGAAGTTTCTCCCCAGTCAAACATTGGTGATAGGGCAAATATCAACTACATTGGAAACATGCAAATTAGTGGAGCTAACGCTAATTTTAACGGTGTTCCAAAATATAATCTTCCCCGAGATACAAGTG